TATCCCGCTAATTCTGTAAAAAACATGATTAAAATTTTTAAAAATGTCATGGACTTGCTGAATGTGAAAGACGGCTTCTCACCTGCAGAAGACGGTTCTATCAATCTCACGCAGGACCAGGTTAAGACTGTCGATGACCGTCTTGGAACTTTGCAGAAAGACCTTGATGCTGCCAACACAGCTAAGGACGATTTGCAAAAGCAGCTTGATAAGGCAAATGCCGACCTCGCTGCAGCGAATGAAAAGTTATCTAATCTTTCTAAAGCTCCGGGTGCAGAAACGAAGAACAACGCTCCTGGCACTGTAGAAGATGAGGACGAGCTTAGCTTTGTCAACAAAGCTCGTGAAATGTATAACACTGTAAAAGATCTCTAAACATGGCTAAAGTAACTATTACTCCTGAAGCACTTGCTAAGAGTGCTGCTTCTTTCCGTCGCGAAATTCTGATGATGCCAGTCTTTTCACTCGGTGAATTCTTGAAGCATGTTACCGTGCGCACGGGTATTCGCTATTCGGAGACCGTTGGTGAATTGACCGGTGACATGCAAATAGGTCCTTACGATCAGAATAGAGAGGATGACGAGGATGTAAGCATCGTTGCACGTACGCTTTACACCTATTTCGGTAGCGTAGTAAAGAACTTCTCTCCCAACTCTGTATATCAGTCAATCTACGGTTCTGCACTCACTAAGGGTGAGGGGTTGAAGACAACTGATATCACAAGAACTGTGCTGAACTATCTCTCCTCTAAGGTCGGACAAAACTTATACAAGAGTGTTTGGAAGGCTAAGCGCTCAGATACAGGTACTAAGACGATTGAACTTTTCAACGGCTTTGATACCATTACCGCGGACGAAATTACGGCTGGTAACATCGCAGCTGGTAAGGGTAATTTCTTGCAGCTTGATGTCACAAAGATTGACGCGACGAATGCTGTCGATACGTTGAAGAAGATTTGGCGTGCTGCTAATGAGCACTTGCGTGATCAGCAATGTAAGCTTTTCGTTCCGCCTTCAGTGCTCGACGCTTACAACGATGACTACAAGACTGTTACGGGCGCTATCCCTTACAACTTGCAGTATAAACAGACTTTCGTCGAGGGGTCTGAAAATCGTTGCGAAATCGTTGCGCTTGCTAACAAGAGCGGTTCTGACTTCATTCATCTGACAACAAAGAACAACATGCTGGTTGGTCTCAATCAAATGGGTGAGGATGAAACTGTTGCAGTTGAAAAGCATAAAGCATTCGTACTGCAGTTCATCATGACGATGTTCTTCGGTTGTCAGTTCGAGTCTATTAGCCCAGAGCGTTTGCTTGTTGCTAAGTACAAGGCTTAATATTTAATCTCTAAATTCTAAGAATATGGCTAAAAGTTGTACAGATATGGCCGACATCTATAAAAGTGTCGAGCATTGTCAAGGTCAGGTGTCTATGCCTGGCGCAATTGAAAAGGCTTATTTCATCAAAAAGGCTAAGATAGCGAAGTGGCCGAAACTTCCTTTTGCTGAAGCAACAGATATTGATAAGGTTGCTGTCTATGACGGCGACTTTGCCCTTGCTGCTGATGCGAAGTTTCATCGCATAGACCTTATGCCGAACGAGATGGAGCCTGAAAGTGAGCAGGTTGGGGCGTATGGATCATACCACTTCAACAACAAGGCTACACTGCCTATCCCTGGTACTGCTGAAAAGGCAACTGGTACTATCGCTATGATGAATAACGATGATGTTATCATTGTTATTTTCCAGCGCGACGGCAAGGCACGCATCATCGGTGATCCTGGTTTTCACACAAATGTGAAGCCTGCTCAGAAGTGGGGTAAGAGTTCAAATGATGCGAACCAAACGAGCATAGAGGCTTCTTGTGAGAGCCTTGTTCCGTTACCTTTCTATCCGGGCAAGCTGGTTACTGATGACGGCGAAATTAGCGGTGCTACAGGTCAGTTGATTTCTCCTGCAGCTGCTGGCGTTCCAGGCGGTTAAAACTTCTCTGTTTTATAACATAACTTCTGTTTCAAGGCACGGCCGGCGTTTGCCGTCGTGCCTTCTTTATTAAAATAATTTATTATGAACGTAGATCCTAAATTTACAAAAGAAATTCAGGAGTGGTTGAATCAAGAACCTCTTCCTTTAGATTCTGCTTCTGCAGGTGCTTCTTTGCTTTTGCGTATAGCACCTCGTAATCAAGCTTATGCTCGCTTTCTCTCTTTGTCTCTTCAGCGCCCTGAAGCAATTATTGATAAAATAGTTTATGAGCTGAAGCAACATCTTAAATATCGACTTGACGGCTTAACGCTTGACGAGGTGAATCTCCTTGATAAAGAGGTTATTCCGAGCGCTCAAAAACTTCTCGATAATGGCAAGCCTGCTGCGGATGATGATGCGCTTCTGCTTGATACTGAGAATAAGCCTGTTATTCCTTTGCAGGTCAATATCTCTGATGATAGCGAGAAGCCTTGCTTTGTTCGTCAGTTAGGCCGTCGTGAGGACCACGATAAACTGCCTGAAGATGTGCAACAGCTGTGGGTTGACAACGGTAACCTCTATAAGGATATCAAGGCCTTGTTTGAGGAGCTAAAGGCAATGAATGACTTGCCTTCATGTCAACGCTATGATAAGCTTCAGCTGCTCGCGTCGATGGACGCTAAATATTTTAAGCAGATGGCTGCTTATGATGAAGCTGTCGTTAATACGACTACTCCAACAACGCCCTCAACTGAAAACACGGAAACTACACTTGATAACAGCGTTAATTCTGCACGTAGCTATTTGAGCAAGAATCAATCGAAGCTTGCTACTTTGAAGCTTGCTGTAGAGGGCGAGGGTGCTTCTGATAGTGACCGCGCTACATTTACTGATTTGCTTGCGAAAATGCAACAGCGTGTTGATACTATTCGCAAGGCTGGTGCTGTTATCGGTGATGACTTACGCACAAGTCTTGTTGCTTTAGGTCTTTCTTTCGATGATAAGCAAGAAAATACAACAGAATCTGAAACCGCTGAATAGTACTGCTTTGCAGTGCTATCTCGGTACTGGCATTCACACGCTCGGTCTGCTCGGATGGATACTCGAACAGACTGGGCGTGCTGATGTCTATGTATCGACTTTTTCAACGAGCGAAGAGTTCTTAAATGGCTTTCTTAATCTTCGTAAAAAGGGACTTATTCGTCGTGCCGTAATGGTTGCAGACTTGAAAGCTTCAAAGAAGACGGTCAAGCTCAATCAGCTAATGTCATATTGTTTCGATGCTGCTTACTTGGGCATGAATCACTCTAAAATAGTGCTTGTGCAAACGGATGCTGGGCAGACTATTTCGGTAGCTTCAAGTCAGAATAACACTTACGGAGGACGTGCTGAGTGTACAATTATCTCTACATCACAAGAAATTTTCCTTTCGCTATATGAGGGGTTGAAAAAAATAATTGATAATAGTTGTGAACTAAATGGAATATACAAAAGAGCAATTGAAAATGATAGAAAAGTTAGCACGTCAGCTGACTCCGGCGACTCAGATTGGTTGCCTTTTGGGTATTGACGAAGACGTTTTCTCGCTTGATATTCAGACAAAAGGTAATCCTGCGCGTATCGCATTTTTGAGGGGAATGTCGGTGACCGCTAATGACTTGCGCTGCAAGAACCTTGAACTTGCTGAAGCTTGCGCTCCTTCTGCTATTACACAATGCTTCTCTGACTTGAATAGAATGCTAATCGATTTGCAATAAAATATGAGCCTGCCTGCTAATATTGATGATTATCAACTTAATCTTTTCGCCTCGATTGATGAGATGCGAGAGAAATTGTTGCCGGAACACGTTGTAAAGCGCTTGCTTCGGCTTCGGGCTTTGTACACTTTTTGGCTGAATTATCCTCAAAAAACTTCTCGCGAGATCTTGAAGCATGATCTTGATATGAATGCTGATATCAAGCAGCGTGAGGCGTATGATGATGTGCGTTTGCTGAAGATCTTAATCGGAAATATCGAAAAGGAGTCGAAAGAATGGCATCGGCATGTGTTCAATCAGCGCACGGAAGAAGTCTATAAAAAGGCTATGGCTGCGCAAGATTTTCGGTCCGCCGAAAAGGCAAATGCGGATTATGCAAAATATAATCGTGTTGGTGAAATTGATGCCGTCCCTGTTGATTACAGCGAAATTAAACCGCTTATCATTGAGCCGACGGATGATCCATCTGTTGTTGGCATCAAGCCTGTTAAAGGTCTTCGTGATAAGATTGCTAAGCTTAAAAAGAGGTTCGGTGCTGATCTGGAATATACTGATTTTGTTGAAGTGAAAGAAGATATAAATAGTTTCGAAGATGGCGACACAGGACAGGAAGAAAATCTATCTCAATGATGCGCAATATTATTCTCTTGCGATGTCTCCGCGCAACCTCATTGATGTGTGCGGTCGTGGTATCGGCAAGGGTCTTATTCAAGCTAAGCGCATGCTTGACCTTGTACAGTTCATGCCTCGCTGCTCGATAGGCTTTGTCGTGCCCTCCGTCAAGCGTGGCCTTACTAACATCTTGCCTTCTATCCTTATGCACCTGAATAATTGGGGGTATAAGAAAGATTTATTTTATTGTGTTGGGCATCGCCCTGCTAAGGCATCAAATTGGGCTAAACCAATCTGGGAGCCTGAAAGTTATGATAATGTTGTGTCGTTCTATAATGGTTCATACGTGACGCTTATCTCACAGGATAGAAGTGGTACAAGTAACTCTATGTCACTTGATGCTATTCTTATTGACGAGGCAAAATTCATAGATTTTGAGCAGCTTAAGAATGAAACCTTTCAGACTAATCGAGGTAATGAGATGTATTTCGGGAACTGCTTCCTGCATCACGGATTGACAATAACCTCCGATATGCCTGTAACGAAAGCAGGATCATGGTTCCTTAATTTCGAAAAGCAGATGGACCCGGAATTGGTCGAAGTGGTCGAGGGACTCGTCTTTCAAATTTGGAAAGTCAAGCAAGCTGCAGCTAAATACCCGGAGAGGCAAGCGTATTACGCAAAAAAAATCAATGAATTGCAGTCTACCATTAATGAACTGCGTAGGCATCTTACCTTATATAAAGAGTATTCGAGCCTCGAAAACCTTGCTATCCTGGGCGAACAATTTTTTTATGATCAGAAACGCAACTTGCCTGCGCTCACCTTTGCAACATCTATTTTAGGGCTTCGTATAGGGCTGCAGATGGACGGCTTTTATAATTGCTTACGTCCGTCTAATCTCTACACTGCGCCAAAAACGTCGTATCTCGACGGCCTTGATTATGATTTCAAACGGCTTCAGGATGTCGACTGCAGAATGGATGCTGATCTTGAACCTGACAGACCGCTCATCATCACCTTTGACGCGAATCTAAATATAAACTGGTGCGTTGTCGGGCAGCTGGGGAATGACGGCAAGGCGCGTGTCGTAAATTCGCTATACGTAAAGTATGAACGCAAACTTCCTCAACTTGTTGAAGATTTCTGTAAATATTACGAATATTTCCCTAATCGACAGGTCGTTTTCTACTATGATACGACCTTTATCAGCAATAACTACGCTGTCGGCAATGATGACTTTCACGCTGTTATTTGCAACGGCTTGAAGTCGCACGGCTGGTACGTTAATGACGTGTGTATCGGCAAACAGTGGAACCATATCGAGAAGCAGCTGCTCATCAACAGAATGTTTCAAGGCCGTGCGAAACATCAGCTACTTTTCAATAGAGATAATAACCCTGATCTTCTCCTTTCTATCCAAACAGCAGGCGTGTACATGGGTAAGAAAGATAAGCGAGGGGAGAAGCTCGCGGAGACCGAAGAAGATAAGCTTGAGAATCGTACAGACGGCTCCGACGCTTTTGACACTTTTGCAATCGGTGTAGAGAAATTCCCTACATTCGATATCAACATGTCAGGCGCTGTCGTATCTTCGTTCAACGGACGTTAGGCCCCCAGCCCCTAAAGGGGAGAGTAGGTCGCTACGCGGTGTTTTTGTGTTCGTAGCGAACCTTTTTTTCTTCCAAATCCCAATCTCCTACTTTCAGATTTCGATGCAAAGGTAGAGGCGTCGGTTGTCTGAACCTGTGAACCTGACACTTTTTGTAGTCGGAGCCTCCGTCATTTATTCGCTTCGCTGAAAAATAACGGCATCCAACACCAAAAAGGTGCCAGAACCCCAGCGTTCTGACACCCTGACACCTCTTAACCTCGCATCGGAAATCGAAAGAAGGCGACCGGGCTTTGTACGGAATAAAAAAAAGTTCACTCCTCACGTGGAAATCTCCAGTAAGGCTCTTGAACATTCCCAGAATTTTAACCAAAATGAATATGAAAAAGATTAATTTTTATGAGTATTTACCTCAAAGATTTGCTGCTACAAGCGAGCAAATTGTTATGGTGCGTAACCTTATTTACAATTTCAAAAGTGGTCGCAAGGAGGCTGCTAATTTTGCAGCTGATTTAATTGTACGTTTAATGTGGAATTGGTATGGTCACAGGTGCAATGAATATACGATTGTGTGTGTGCCTGCTTCTTCTAATGCTGAATATCGTCACCGCTTTAGTTACTTCTCTCATGTTGTCGCTTGCCGTTGTCAGCAAGAAAATGCTATGAAACACATTCAAATTTTAGGGAAACGTGAAGCTTTGCATCGCACTGCAAATCATGTTGTGCAGGATAACGCCAACTATCATGTTGTTTTTGATAAAGAGTTCTTTGCAGGGCGCAAGGTTATTATATTCGATGACCTTGTTACAACAGGCGCAACAGCGGAAAATTTTGCAGCACTTTTGCAGGAAACAGGGGCGGAGGTTATGGGCGCTTTGTTCATTGCTAAGTCGGTGAAAGGCATATCTAAAAAATTATATAATCAATATAAATAATCATCATCATGAATAATTCTAATATTTGCAGTTGGGTTAAGGAAGAGCAGCCACGTTTCAAATTTGATAATGTAGGGGGCGATGTAGTTACTAATGCGGAATTGTTGTCTATCATCATAGGGAGTGGCAGCACGCAACTTAATGCTGTTGAGTTGTGCAGGGAGTTGCTGAATAATTGCGGGCAAAGTCTTGCGAGGTTGGCCCGAATGACAACGGCTGAACTTATGCGCTTTGAGGGTATAGGAAAGAGCAAGGCACTTAGCATAAGGGCAGCATTTGAACTCGCGAATCGTAGGCAGGCCGAGCAGGCGCATGATATTGTAGAATTTTCTTCTTCTCTCGCTATTTATGAGTATCTTTTGCCTAAAATGCGCGATTTATCTGTAGAGCAGGGGCATGCGTTGTTGCTTAATCAGCGCTACCAGCTTATTAAAGCGATAAAGATAAGTGAGGGGGGAATAACGGAAACGGCGGTTGATGTTCGCGTTATTCTAAAAGAGGCCTTATTGTGTAATGCTACAGTGTTAGCCTTTGCACATAACCACCCGAGCGGTGGTGTTAGGCCGTCAGTGGCTGACGATAAACTTACAAGGCAATTGGAAAAGGCTTGCGAGGCTGTTCGCATCTATCTCGTTGACCATGTTATCGTTACGGATGGCAACTTTTATTCTTATCGTGACAACGGGAAATTATAAAATTGTTTTTCCAAAGGAGAGGGCAGGCAGCTTTTGAGTTGCCTGCCTTTTTCGTGCCCTCCCTTGCGACCGCAGGCAATTGCCTGCATGATAATTTTGTTTTACATATTCCGCTAAACTCAAAGAGGCAATTGCCATGTCGGGCGTAGGGCGGTGGGGGGTACAAAAAGAGCGAAGTTCGCTTTTTTCTTTCAGTTAAAACGTTTCTCGCTGTAATTCAACGTTTTAACTGCTTAGGGCCGTGCAAAATAGGAATAAAAGCCGTGTTTTGTTGCTCCAATTTCCTCGAAAATCGGAGCCTCGCCAACAAAAACGCCCTTTTTGACTAACATTTTACCTGTTTCTTAAGCAATTGCCTTGCAATTTATTGTTATCGTTTCTTAGTATTCTCATCGCTTTAATTGCTTAAAATATTCCTTACAACGCCTTTTTTGGGTCTAAAATCATGTATTTGTGTTAAAATAGTGTTAAATCCGCAAATATGTATTGCGGATTTAATTTTTATTTCTATCTTTGCAACGTAAACAAATAACAACAACAATTAAAAGGTGAGACACACCATAACAACTGTTCAAAATTATGATTAATTCTTTTGTACTTTCAGCAATTAAAGAAAGCTATTACCTTAACAACAACATGAAAGAGATTTCTTTCAAAGAGTACCTTGAGAATGAGGCTGAGAACGAACCAAACTTCTTTTATGAACTCTTCGAAAATGAAGACTATGAGCAGAATTGGGATACTCTTTTATCTGAAGAAGATAGAGAAGAGTGGAATAATTTACTCAATAAGGCTAATGATATTTGGTCTAAGATGCTTAATGACGAAGAGGAGGAACAGCGTGCACGTGTTAAATCCCACATTGAAGATTTATTTGACGGAAAAGATATAGAGGGTTTCCGCGAGCTTGTTCAAAATCTGAATAGCTATGATAATTTTAGCAAACAATTCTCCGATGTAATTGATATGAACTATATCGACGAAGAGGAATATAAAGAAATCGTAAAAGAGGCTATCACTGAATATATTGAGAACAACGATATAGAAGTAAATATTAAGGTGTTAAATAATGCTGACGTTGTAGAGGATGGAGATAACAGCTTTACTTATAAAGGTGAAGAGTATCAAGGTTTCGATAGTTCGGACGGCGGAGATTTCAATTGCACAAGTTGTGAAAATTTTGATTTAATCAATGAGGCAGTGCAGGTGACTAACTGCGATGATAAAGAAGATTTAACAATGTATTTATGTGGCATGAATTTCGTCTACAAAAATATGATAGATGACGTGATGTGCAAGTTCTATTTCAAATAAATAATCTAATAAGTAGTAACCTTAACGCTGGGCTATCGGCATGACGGGCAATGAATATGAAAACTATTTTTTTAAGCGATAATTTCAAAGGTGTACAATCATTCTGCAAGGAGAACGGACTTTCTTTTTCAAAAAAGCAAGCTGAAAATAACCATTTTGATGTAGAGGTTGCGGTTGAGGATGGTAATTTCGTAGACTTTAGAGTATTTGACCCCTTTCAAAAAATATTCGACGGATATGTCTATCCTGACGGCTGGTCAAATTGGTTATTGGACTATGTAAGTGAAGATGAGGAGGAAGATGAATAATAAAAAATAGCCCTCTTATAAGTAGTAACTTTAACGCTGCGCTATCGGCATGACGGGCAATAAATATGAAAAAAGGTTTCAAAAAACATGAGGTGCAATGTACATGGTATGCAAATCAGAATGTAGGATGCAGAAGTATTTTCGAGTTAGATATAGAAATCAAGGCGTTTCGCTGGGTATCTTCGTCTTGGAATGGACTTTGTTACGAACGTGCAACCTTTTTCTGCTCGGATGCTGATTTTAAGAGATTACAGAATTTTCTTTCATCTTACACTGATTTTGAAGGTGTTACAATTGAATAAACATTATCTATTAGCCCTCCTGCTACGAAGTAAGAGGGCATAATTATATCGTGTAATTCACTTGTTTTTTTATAGCGAAACAAATTTGTTTCATTTTTGCACGAGATTTTGTTTGCACTTTTGATTTTCTTTTGTATATTTGCAGTGTACAAATAAATAATTAGCACATGAAAAATGTAACATTAAGAATTGATGACGCTCTCTACAACGAAATGAGCAAGAATGAAGGTATTTCATTTAATGAACAGATTAACGCTTCCTTACGCAAGCTTTCTGCAATTGAAAAAGCGAGCATGAATGAATTGCGCGGACGTTTCGAAGGTTCAGAATGGAAAGCTATTGTTGATAGCCTGAATGGTACTTATACACAAGACGAAACTTTTCGCTATTCGCAAGATGCTCTAATAGCACACATGGAGGATAGCGATTTATATGAAGGTATCGGCGCAAAGTGGAACATCGATGTAAAGTCGCTTTGCGAAAAAATAAAGTCTTTATCGTCTGCGCAAATAGATGCGCTTTATTGTCGTGTCGAGAAGTTTTGGGAACATCCTGATATCGACCTCGACGCATGGGCTTTGTTTTGAAAAGTAGAGTATAAAGCTCCTTTTCGGAGATAAATTAATATTTTGTGTTAAAATAGTGTTAAATCCGCAAATATAACTTGCGGATTTAATTTTTTATCTTATCTTTGCAATGTAATCAATTAACAACAACAATTAAAAGGTGAGACACACCACAACAACTGTAAGGCTTATGACAACAATTGAGAATCTTCTAAAGAAATTAGACGGCGTTAGAGTTCACACTGCTGGTACTGGTTCTATTTATGTATATTACAACAATCTTAAAGTTAGAGTATCGGACCACGAGCCAAATTATGGCGCACCTAACCGACATAACGATAAATGTTTTTATCTGAAAGATATTGATGGTCACATCTTTGACATATATAATGTTGTCGAAGAAGTAGCTGAATATTTACAGATAGAAATTAAAGGCACGCTAAAAGGCATGATTACTAAGCATCTTAATGCGGAAATGAAACTTGCTGAAGAGCGGTTCAAGTTTCATTTAGCTGCTGAAAAAGAACGCGAAGAAGCTGTTGCAATCTATAATGCAAAATGCGAAAAGTTGAAAGCGATTGTTGATGCAAATAAGGAGGAAGTAGAGAAGATGTGGAAAGAGGCAGATGCATACGGCGACCAGGCAAGTAATGGAGATAAGCGTCGCAAACGTAGAAGCAAGATGTTTAATCGACTTTTTTCTGCAAGATTTGGTTTTGAACCTATTAATTCAGAAATTAGAAAATATTTGATGAATGAATAAATACATATTACAAAAGAGCAGCACCCGGCCTAATGGCTGGGTACTGACGGATAGAGAAAACGGTATCGTTATCACTTTTGATGAGGGGTTGTTCAACGAAAGTCAGAATGTTACACCTCTTGAAGATGTCAGTCACACGCCACAAGAACTTGCTCGTATCATGCGAGAGATGGGCGAATGGGTTGCACGTTATCATGGTGCTATATGCTTCAAAGATACTTTTGTTTTTGAATTTAGTGAGGATGAAAGTGAGTTGTATCTTGTACGCACAAAGGCTCCGTGTTGGCGACTTGTTCTAAATAGAGGCGAATTTGATAATATTAAGCTCGCAACATCTTTGCGGAAAGCAGCCGAATTTCTAACTAAAAAAGTGAGATGATGAAAAAAATTGCTATTGTGAGAGTGGCGCATCAGCATGGAGTTACAATTCCGATGATCGCCGATAAATTAGGATTGAAAGAACGTACGCTATCCTGGCGTATGGCACAAGATATGCGCTTAAGCTTTCTTTATGATATTGCACAAGCAATAGGTTGCGATGTAACAGATTTATTTGTAGACGTTTGATATTTCCATTAAAAGTGTTAAATCTTCTATTGATAACAAAAAAGTAAGCAAAATATTTGGTGGTTGCTTACTTTTTTGTTATCTTTGCATTGTGATTAAAACAAAGAGCTCTTTTATTTTATGAAACATTCAGAACTTATTCGTAAGTTGAAGAAGGCAGGATGCCTTTTGAAACGACATGGTGCTTCGCATGATGTTTGGCTTAATCCTAAAACAGGAGCGAGAACAACAATACCGAGGCACGGAAGCAAGGAGATTAAGGAGAAAACAGCTAAGTCTATCCTTAAAGACCTCTTGAATGAGTAAAGGAGGGCCACCTGCAATAGGGTGGGTGGCTTCTCTTTTTCTTGAATGAATATAGATGTGATAGGACATTTTAAAAATATTATCAATATGGAAAAGATTATTGCAAAAGTTGAACGTGAGCCAGGAGAGAAAAATTTTTCTTGTGTGCTTGAAGTGGATAGTGTTAAGGCGCGTGTTCTTGGTCAGGGGAGTTCTGCAAAGGCTGCAATTGCCGATATGCTTTCAGGCTGGGAGGACACTAAACTTGATTTGAAAGAGGATGGTGTTAGAGTTCCTGAATTAGAAATTGAATATACTTTTGATGTAGGGGCTTTATTTAACTATTATGACTTTATAAATGTTGCAGGCGTATCAAGAGAAATTGGTATCAGTGAAGCTGTTATGCGTCAATATGCAGTTGGCACAAGGAGACCCAGTCAAGAGCGTAAGCAACTGATTGTTCAAGGCATCAAGTCGCTCGCTAAGAAAATAGAAGTAGTGAGTGTTTATTGATAGAATATTGAATGCTTCATGCTTCAATTAAGTAAAAGAACTCTTGCCTCTTGTGCGTGAGCATGGGAGGCTTTTTTATGTGTATGACTATGTGTATAAATTTAGTTGTAAAATAAACTCTCTAATCGTTTGCCGGTTAGGGAGTTTTTATTTACTTTTGCATATACCAACTTTTCATAAAGTTGAAGGTTATTTGTATAGGCTTTTTGCTTGTGAAAGTAGAAAGCCATTTTATCATGAAATATTATAACTCTTAATTATATAACGTAGTAAAAGTAAAAAAATGGAGAAGCACACCTTTACTGTCATTGATATTGAAACAATGACACCTGAAAGAACGAGTGCCTGTGCTTTGGGCCTTGTTCGTGTAGAGAACGATGTCATCGTTCAAAAGTTTTATTCTCTCATCAAACCTATCCCTGATGATAGAACAGTTACTAACACCCATGTTCATGGGATTACTCCCGAAATGGTTGAGAATGCCCCTACTTTCCAAGAATTATGGCCTACAATTGAACATTATATATCAGGGCAAGTGTTGGCAGCTCATAACACCTCTTTTGACCTCGATGTGTTGGAAAAGGTGTCATTGCATTATGGCATAACAATTTCAATTCCAGGCATTGTTGACACATTCACCTTAACGCAACTCTCTTTAGAGGAAACGTGCAAGGTGCTGCATGTTGATTTAGGGAAACATCATGATGCCCTTTGTGATGCTACAGCTTGTGCAGAGATAATCCTTGTGTTGTCGGGCGTGGAATTACCCAGGCCTACGGAAAGCATCCCGCATTTTGTCAAGCCTAAAGAAAAAACATTGAAAAAAGAGACAAAACAACCTTTATCCCCTGAAGAAGTGGAGAATAAAGAAACTCCTTTCTTCATGAAAAGAGTTGTGCTGACAGGAAACCTTGAAACGTTCCCTGCTCGAGAAACTATTGCAGAAGTACTCAAAGCGTATGGTGCAGACATTAATACCTCTATATCTAAAAGGACTGACATTGTTATTGTCGGTAAAGGGGCAGGCCCGTCTAAAATGCAGAAAATAGAGGAATTGCAAGCACAAGGTCACAATTTAAGAGTTATAGAAGAACCTGAATTGCTTAGCATAATGAAAGAATTTAATATTGAATTCTAAACTTTTCCCCGAAATCTCTTGCAGGTTTCGGGGATTTTCTTTAATTTTGCCATCGGTTAAAAGATAATGGTAGACCATTCCGGCGAGCAGCGGTTACTTGCTCGGCAAAATTGCTCGGGCTTTTTTTATGCCCACAACTAATATATTTGGCGGTTGCCTTCTCGTAGATTTTCAAAGCTCTTCGGAGTGGAAGCATTATCTTTTAACCAGCGAGATTGGCGACCGCCTTTCTCGTTTTACCGGCAACGCAGCGGAACTGCAGGAAAGGTTAAAAGATAATGCAATATGCAGCAACAAACTATCCAATTTGACGGAGCGCAAATTCAACAGCGCGTCGATGTTCGCGCAATGTTTGCGAACGCAGTAAATTCAGTAAACAACTATCTTAACCAGCGCAGCGAGGTGTATTCGCGGTTGTGTGACTTCTCCGTGACACGCCGCACGGTGCTCTACATGCACTTAGGTACAATCTGCTTAGGTGTGAGCGTCTTTGCGGTTGTCTCTCACCCTCTCGTAGCTATTCCTGCTGCTGCCTGTGCAGGCTGGCTTGTGTATAGACTTAACAATAAAGAAAAACGAAAAAAGTAACACTTAGTTAGTCAGCAGCACAATTAATAGTGTAAGTCGGTTGTCTTGATGCTGGATGATTCGACTTGCACGTAACTCTTTACTAAATAATAAAAGGAAAATGAAAACATCTATAGTTGATAGATATTTCTCTTACACACGTACAAATGTAGAGAAAAATTGGCTTAAATTGCTGCATAACACAATTTACAGAGAAGATAAACTTTTTAATATGATTTCGCTATGACAAAGTTAAATTTAAATCAGCAAGCAACTGAAGCTTTAGAAGATCTTCTTGATACTAATGCACTTGAGGTGAGAATATCTCTTTGCAATGATATTACAGACAAAATTTTGTCAGGCGATGATTTTTCTGATGAAGAGCTGCTTGATTACGTGCGCAGCTTTCACGCGCTTAGAAGACAATTAGAAACAATTTTAAAAGGTAAAAAAGATGAATGAGATTAATAAAATAGAGCGTAACGTACTTGATGCGTACTTTAGCACGCGTGTTAATAACGCTCCTCCTCCCTCACAAAGTAATCTTTTTGTCGCTGACAACAAGACTACACTTGAAATTGTCGAGGCGTTAGATAGTACTTATCCGCTTACACAGCAGGATGTTGTTAGCTATATGACAGAACATGGTTACATACTCGAACCTGATGAATCGGGTGGGCTGATTTGGAAAATTTGGAGGCTGAGATAATTTTTTCTCAGTTTTGAACGTAGAAATACATTTTTTTACATATCTTTGTTTTAATATTCGCCTGGTAACAGGCAATTGGCTAAAATTCGGCTGCAGGCGTCGCGAGGACGTCTGCAGTTTTTTATTGTATACAATCTACCTACCTTATATTTGTATTTTTGTTAACTTGTATTCTCCGCTATCTTTGTGTTGTAAATCGATTTGATATGATTACTATCTTAAAATCTCTTGCAGGCACCTATTTCAGTGCATCAATTCCCGATATATCCTTCACGATTGGGGGCAGTCGCGCAGGCGTTGTCATGACAATTGACGGCGTGCGAATGTATGACGAACATCTGTATCAGTACGACGGCAGCATTGAACTCACCGACCTCTCCGCACTCTTCACTTCGTATGCACATGCGAGGTTGAGCGTAGATGTTGTTGTGACAATTACAGACCTCGGCGACGATGACGCTGTGATTGATACAAAGACGTTGAATGCTAAAGTTGTATATTGTGCTGCTGACTTCACACAAGGCACTGTAACGGCTAATGCCGAAGACTTCTTGCGTACGCATTTTCTATCTATCTATAGCGGTGATAGAATTTCGGCTATAGGACGCTTGGAGTTCCTACACTATCTCGGTACTGACTCGGCTGCTGTCAAGGCGACCTATGTCGATGGCTCATCGGCTGATTTCACTGCAACTAAGGTGCAAGGCAATAGTAAATATTCAACGATTGACGTATCTCCGTCACGCTTCACAAAGGCTGATAAGGTGCTTGACTTCTTTGTTGTCACTGCAGGCGAACGTTCGCAAAAATATACAATAGATTGGACCCACCCTGATTGCGCCCCTATCTTGATGTTTGAGAACTCTTTCGGCTGTGACGAGTTGATGTATTGCGTAGGTAAGCATCAGGTCAGCCCCTCTTTCAAGCGTACGACGGCGAATGTGCTGGGTAAGACGCGTAATATAGAGATTGTAGAGAACCGATTATTCAAGGCTGATACTGGCTATCTTACGATTGCACAACAGAACTGGGTAGATGAACTCTTTCGCGCTGAGCGCGTGCATGTCGTGAATTTCATTAACGGACAGCCTGTTGTCGGCAAGGAGGTGACACTTACAGAGTCGAAATCGGAGGTCTCAAACCTTGATGATGAGATAGCACGCTTCACGTTCTCTTATCAGTATGCACAGCGCATTCACAACGTTATTGACCTGCAGCGTGCGGGACGAATTTTCGACAATACTTTTGATAATACTTTTGACTAATGAATAAGCCTATTCACATCACAGAAATGCGCAAGCAGCTTGATATAGCTGCTATCCGCAAGCAACTTGTAAATCTAAAATGCTGGAAGCTCAAAACAGGTGACATTATTGAGTATAAAGGCTGGCTGGTAAAGTCGGGACATTGGCGCGGTGGCACTCATCGCCTGATAAATCCTAAAAATCGGCAAATTCGCGAGGTGCGCGATGTGTGTATCTTTGAGTTTATGGGCGCAGAAATCTATATGTAAAAATGGAAAATGATTCAACGTTGAACTTTATCGAAAAGCGCGGAGATTACGAAATCTATAGCGCTCCTGCTGCTGGCTTTACGAATGGGCACAGCGCCTCGGCTAATGCGGAGTATTCCGAGAATTCCTCCGTTGTCTTTGACGATAGTGGTATCATTCAGCCTCGCACGTTCACGCAAGGGGGCAAAACTTATAAGTATATCCCCTTTGGCCCCGATGACATGTTGCCTTATCACATCATTGAAAAGGTAGGCGAAAACATGGTCATGGCCCAAAACAAGCTCTTCAACGCACTCACGTGTTATGGGCAGGGTGTACGCTTCTATGACATCGCTACTGAAAAGAAGACGCGAGACCGAGAAATTCGCGACTTCTATTTTCGCAATCAACTCAACCGCTTCTTTATTGAGCAGGTGCTTGATATGAAGTATTTCTTTTTTACGGTTACGGTTATTGTGCTCGACAATGAGGGGTGTCACATCGTGCAGGTACGACATAAAGAAAGTTGCTTCTGTCGTTTTGAAAAAGCCGACGATAACGGCCGTATCAATCACGTTTTCTACGCAAACTGGAGAAATACGGTGCAAGATGGTGACGTGGAAATCATTGAGTTGCTTGACGAAATAGACCCCTGGGGAGATTTACGTGTGCGCATGGGCCTTGACCCTGACCCAGCTACTGGCGAGTGTCGTAGGGCTGCTCGTGGTGACGCTTTCGGTCGTGCTACACGCACTCGTAAATTTGCTATCCTTACAAGATTCCCCACGCCAGGTTATCAGTACTATCCTATTCCTTTTTATGTCGCAACGTTCAAAGATTCGTGGTATGACATTTACGAGCTGATTGGCAAGGGCAAGCGTGCGAAGATTCGCAACTCTGCTCCTCCGCGCTTTCAGGTTGAAGTGCACAAAGACTACTGGAGGCAGATCTGTGAAGAAGAGGGCATCACGGACCCTGACAAAATAAAGTCTCGCATCAAGCAGGAAAAGCAGAATATCAATGACTTCATAAGTGGTAACGAAAATATCGGGAAAACGTGGATTTCCGGCTTCTATATCGACCCTGCATCGGGCAAGGAGGTGCATATGGTGCATATTGTCGATGTTGAACAAGGACGCAAGGAGGGTGGCGACTGGGCCGATGACGTGCAGGAAGCGAGTAACTCACTTTGTTACGGCGACAACGTTCATCCTAACCTCGTAGGCGCTACGCCGGGCAAGTCGGCGATGAACAACAGCGGTAGTGATAAGCGCGAGCTTTTCTTGTTAAAACAGGCTGCTGAGACGGCCTTTCATGATGTGCTGCTTGAACCTTTCCGCGTAATGCTGTATTACAATGGTTGGCAAGAGAAATACGACGTTGATGTACCTTTTATCGTACTGACAACGCTTGATGAGAATAAAGAAAAGAAAGAAGTTAAACCTGATCCTGACGCAAATGGAAACAACAGTAACGAGGATTGAAATTACTCGTAAAACATTAGAGGCTGCCGTTGTGGTAGCTACGAGCAAAAATGGCGATGTTTTTGATATGCTCACGACTGCCATTTCCGACACTTATTCTAACTTTTCAGCTTATGTTTTGAATGAGGTTGGACGGCGAGCAGTAGAAGATGGTACAGATCATGAGCTGCTTGCACTCGTGAAATCTTACGTATGTCGACGCGCTTTCTATGATAATGCACGTCAACTCGACCTCGTGATGACAGCGTCGGGGTTCGGTGTTGTATCTGCTTCGGACCTTGCACCTGCCTCAAAGGTGCGTGTCGACGCGATGTTAGCGAACGTGGAGCGGTTGTATTTAACGGACTTTTCACTCATCCTCCCTCGTTTGTTCAAATTGCAAGGGTGGTTTGAGGCTTCACACATGAAGCTTTCGCTTATCAATACCTACTTTGATTATTGTAACATCTGTGGCTATAATCACTCTACAATTGAAGACTTCAAAGCAGCACAACCCTTACTTGCAGAGGGTGAGCAGTTATTGAGAGCTAAGATTAGTGACGCGCAATTTGATGCTTTCATCAAGGTTGTGGCCACCAATTCGGCTACGGATGTTGTCAAGCGTGCTATTGATAAAGCGCGCTTTTGGTTAGTGCTACATTTGAGAGGTGATAAAACGGCGGAACGTTTTGCGTATAATCAACTCTCTTCGATCATGGAGGACAACATCGATGAGTTCAGTGAGTATAAGAATAGTAAGGAATATAAGGCTAATCATTATGAGAATTACAAGAACACTAAGGAGTCAGGAGTGTACTTTTTCTAAAGAAAAGGGGTTGATATTGCATGCGCCCCGATCTTGGCGTGAGCTATCACAAGACCAGCTGCGTTATGTATTCGGCCTGCTCGGTACGTTCAGCGACCTTACGCAAATTAAAACTTTTATGTTCATGCGCTTTTGTGGTATTCACGTGCAAAAGTGGACTTCAAAAGGTGTGTTCTGCTTTATGCGTAGTCGCTTTGGACGTAGGAAATTCTTTACTATTACGGCTAATCAAGTTCTGAGTCTCATTCATCAGTTTGACTTCATCGACAGCTTCGATAACATGGGCGTGCGGTTGGATAGCGTCTGTGGCTATCGGGCTGTCGATGTGAACTTGCACGGCATTTCCTTTATTGACTATCTTTCAGCTGAGACGGCATTTCAGGTGTATCTTTCTTCTAAAAAAATGGAGAATATTGATACACTTGCTCGCATTCTCTATCGCAAGCGCAATGGGGATGCCCCTAAACATCTGAAGCTTGATATTGCGGAGCGTACTGGCGTATTTGCGTGGTTCTGCTATGTCAAGGCTGAATTCGCAAGACAATTTCCTTCTTTCTTTCGCCCTGCTGGGAGTGAGCCGACAAAGTGGGATTTGCTAAAAATGGCAAATATCCAGTTGCGGGCGCTCACACAGGGCGATGTGACTAAAGAAGATATGATTAAGAACATGGACTGTTGGCGTGCGCTCACTGAACTCAATGAGAAAGCGCGCGAGGCAGCCGAATTTGAAACGAAAGATGGGAAATAATTTTAATCCGATTGATTATTTCACGTCACTTGCTGAGAAGAATAGGCTTTGTCGTGATCATGATTTCAAGGTGCTTGCTTGTTCGGGGCCTGAATCTATCGAGGGGCTTATTGGTGAATTTCGCAAAACTGCGAATTTCGTCCTTGTTGATGACACGACGGATAACAACGTGCATAGTAATAAATCGGGTTTCTTCACGAAATCTGTATATACTGTTTGGGTGCTCGCTGGCTATAAAATGGGTGATGCTGAGAGTAGAAAAGAGTCGCTTGAGCTTTGCAGAACTATTTTCAAGCAGTTTCTTGCGAAGACGCTTGCGGACAAATTTTCGGGTGCGTATCGTGGGGAAATGGCTTACTTGGGCATTGAGCGTATCTATTACAAGGAGTTAGGGCGTTATAGCTTCAATGGTACGACAGGCCTTTATTTCATGATAGATAATGATCTGCCTACTGACCTCGTGTATCAACCTAAAGACTGGGAGGAATAGACGTGGATAGGAGTCAGCACATTTCGGGAATGCTTACCAGCTTCTCTACGATGAATACGCGCAATGTGAATGATTTGCGTAGATATGAAGAGGGGTGGGCTAAAGAAATGCTGACATTCTGGCGTGAGCGCATGGATAAGCTTGCAGTCAAAGACTCGGGCTATCTTTACAATAGCATGTCGGCTATCATTGGGATAGGTGCTGTGACAACGATTGAGCACAAGTTTGCTCTTTACGGCATCTATGTTGCTGCAGGTGTTGGGCGCGAGTTTGGAGAGAAGTTTCGAGAGGCGAACGGCACACTTCCTTTCTTGTTGCCTGGCGGTGAAGAGTATCGCGAGGAACATGGGCTAAATAAGCAGAAGCGTGTTGGTCCTGCCTGGGGAGGTCGCATGGCTGGTGGCCACCCTCGTGTTAAGCGCGATTGGTTCGCAAAGAAATACTATTCTTCTGTAATGCGGTTGAACGAATTTGAAGCGTCGTTCTACGGCGAGGCTTACAATGGCCTTCTATCGACAGGACTACAAGAAATTTTTGCGGGTGTGGGCATCGGTAGAAATTTATAGCGTATTTTTATTCTCATCACATTTCTTTAATTTTGTTTTCGTTAGACTTTTTTATTTCGTTTTAGTGTATTTATGAGTGATTTGACAGCAACGATAAAGGGCATTACTAAGCAACTCGAGGCGATACGTGATGAGCGTATGCCTTATGCTAACACGGCAACGCGGATTGGTGAAGCAATGTTATCGTTGCTGTCGTTGTATCAGAATACCCCTTATGTGAAAAAAGAGGGCGAGCAGCAACTTGTGATAGGTGACATTTACCTATCCTGGGATAAGGAAAATAATGCTGTAAAGGTTTCTAAAGCAGACGGAAGCGCAGCTAACTTTTATGCTGAAGGGGGTATCTCCGCATTCGGTGCCGGCTCTATGCAAGGTAGCGGAGGTAGTGGCATGTCGTATGAGCGTTTGGACAATTGGGCTGATTATTCTGTCGATAAGGCGACTGCTGTTCTTTCTGCATTTTTGGGCAATGATCTGAACGAGCGATTAAAGAAAGTTGAGGGTGGTGCCTTGACCTCGGTTGACTGGTCGATTATTCAGAACAAGCCTACATCTATGCCTGCAAGCGATGTGCCTGCATGGGCCAAGGCTGCAACGAAGCCCTCGTATGCCTGGAATGAAATAACAGGTAAGCCAAGTGAGTTCAATCCTGCTGCACATTCGCACTCTTTTGCTTCTCTATTGAATAAGCCTACAACCCTGCAGGGGTACGGCATTACAGACGCAAAGATTGCAAATGGTACGATAAAGCTTGGTGCTGAAGCTATAACACCTCTTACTGCGCATCAGGATATTTATGCGCTGACATTGCAAAAAAATGGAGCGATAATAGGCTCTTTTAACCCTAAAAGTGCGAACGCGACACTTAACATAATAGTGCCGACAAAGCTCTCCCAGCTCACCGATGATGTTGTGTCTGGCAAGTATCTACCTCTTAATAGCAACGCGGTATCAGCAACGAAATTAAAGGATAGCCGGCTGCTATGGGGACAAAATTTTGATGGAACAGGAAATGTCACAGGGGCGTTAAGCAGCGTGACAAATATTGATAATCTGATACATTTTATAGGGAATAACGTTGGTATTGGCACAAATTCCCCTCTTTACAAGCTTGACATAAACGGCAATGCGCGAGTTACTGATGAGTTGCTCGTTGATAGTTATCTGAATCTTGCTAATAACAAAGGGTTGCGCTTGCGAGATAAAGAGGGTCATAATCAACGTGCGCTGTTTATTTCTAATTCTAATGTCGTTTATCTCGGTTGCAATGACCGACCACTTTACACGCTTTTTGTGGGCAGTGAGTTGCATTTTAACGTGTATAATAACGGTTGGCAGGACGCACTTGTTATAACTCCTGACCGGAATGCAACTTTTTCAGG